CAGGCGGACAGCCGTCCGCCACTATTTCATTGAACGTTCTGACGTTGAAGAAGACCTTGCGATGCTCTTGCAGGAAGAAAAGAAATTTTGGCAGCAGGTAACACACAACATAAGACCGGGCAGGATACTGCCGGAGATATGACAGGAGGTAAACATGGAATTAAGAATCACGACCAAGATGGAGCCGGGGACGCTCCCGGAGATCCAGTGGAACAGCAGCGAGTTGAAGGAAGAGATCCAGAAGAAGGCACAGGAATATGCATCCATTGCTTATACGGATTCCCAGACCGCAGAGATGCGTAAGGACAGGGCAACCCTGAACAGACTGGTGAAGGCGTTCGAAGAAGAACGAAAGCAGGTAAAGAAATTTTATGCGGCACCTTATGAAAAATTTGAGGCACAGGTGAAGGAAGTGCTGGAACCGGTACGCAGTGCGGTCAAAGTGATCGATGATGGGCTGTACGAGATCGAGCAGAAGTACCGCAGTGAGAAAACAGAAAAGATGCGTGAATATTATGACCTGTATGTCGGGGATCTTCGTTCTGTTATCCCTTTCGAGAAAACAGTAAAAGAAAGCATGTATAAAAAATCCATCAAGGACAAGCATCTGGAAACCGCTTACCATTCGCTGTTCAACCGTATGTCTGAAGAAATGGAAGCACTTGAGGAACTCCCGGAACGTTTCCGTGATAAGGCGATCCTGAAATATATGGAAAGTTACAGCCTTTCGGAAGCACTCAGAGAGGGAAAACGCCTGGAAGAAATGGAAAAAGCCCTGGAAGAGCGAAAGAGAAAAGCAGCCGAGGAGAAAGTCAAAAAAGAAGAGGCATCCAGAAAGGCAGTACAGCAGGAAGAAACATCCGCTACTGCGGAAAACAAAGAAGACAGCAAGGCAGAAGTACCGGAAACTACGGCAGAAACACAGGAAGCAGAGAATACTACAGAAGTACAGGAAGAAATCTGGACACTTGACTTCCGTGTACGCGGCACCAAGAAACAGATCATGGATCTGAGAGAATACCTGATCCGCAACAACATTCAGTTTGGAAAGGTGGAATAAAACATGGCAGTAGCAAACAGTCTTGCAAACAGACAGACAAGAAGCAGCATGGCAACGTATATGTCCCAGGAAGCAGTGAGGAAGCAGATCAACAGCGTGGTCGGCGGCAAGAATGCCACCAGATTCGTCTCCAGCATCGTTTCCGCAGTACAGACAACACCGGCTTTGCAGGAATGCACGAACCAGAGTATCCTGTCAGCTGCATTACTCGGTGAAGCACTGAACCTCTCACCATCCCCACAGCTCGGACAGTTCTATATGGTCCCGTTCAAGAACAATAAAAAAGGCTGCAAGGAAGCACAGTTCCAGCTTGGGTATAAGGGTTATATCCAGCTGGCAGTGCGTTCCGGATACTACAAACGCCTGAACGTCATGGCGATCAAAGAAGGGGAGCTTCTCCACTACGATCCCCTGAACGAAGAAATTGAAGTGAACCTGATCGAGGATGACATCATCCGTGACGAGACACCTACAGCCGGTTATTATGCCATGTTCGAGTATGAGAACGGATTCCGAAAGACAATGTACTGGTCGAAGAAGAAGATGCTGGCACACGCCGAAAAGTATTCCCAGGCGTTTGGAGGGAATGGCGGGGCGAGATCGCTGGAACTCCTGGAAGCCGGGCAGATCCCGGAAAAAGACCTCTGGAAATATTCTTCTTTCTGGTTCAAGGATTTTGACAGCATGGCATTGAAGACCATGCTCCGCCAGATCATCAGCAAATGGGGCATTATGAGCATCGACCTGCAGAACGCCCTGGACAAGGACATGGCAGTGATCCACGATGACGGAAAAGCTGAGTATGTCGATTCCGTAAAAAAGGAAGAACCGGTGGCAGAGCAGGAATACAGGGAAGTCCCGGAAGCAAAGACGGATGTACCGAAAGCAGCAGAACCACCAAAAGAGGCAGATGCTTCGGAACAGATGAGCATGGAAGATATGTTCTTCAATAATTAAAACAGACCATCCCGTTGACCTCACCGGAATGGCCGCTTACGTAAAAAGGAAGTAGAAAATGTACAGCCAGAACAATAACGAAGAACCAAAGTTATTCACGTTCACCGTACCGGGCAAGCCGCAGGGCAAAGCCCGGGCGAGAACATTTCACAACAGCAAGAGCGGCAAAATGAGCAGCGTAACACCTGAAAAGACGGTGCTGTACGAAAACCTGATCAAGACCTGTTTCCAACAGAAATACGGACAGAAACGGTTTTCGGATGATGCGTATGTAGCTGCTAATATCTTGGCGTATTTTGAGCCGCCTAAGAGCATCTCGAAGAAGAAAAGGGCAGAGATGCTGGAAGGGAAGATCTGGCCGGCAAAGAAGCCGGACAGTGACAACATCGCAAAGGTTGTGCTGGATGCCCTGAACGGCATCGCATACCATGATGATACACAGATCATAAAACTGAGCGTCACAAAGGCGTACAAAGAGGAAGCGTATTTGAGCGTTACTCTGATGCGGTTCGATACATAAAGAGAGAAAAAGGAGGCTGATATGGCAAGGAAGAAGCAGGAAGGGAACCGCTTTTTCCGGATGGATGCAGACTTCTTCTCAGACAGAAAGATAAAGATCCTGAAAGCCCGCTATGGGGCGGATGGGATTGTCTTGTACCTGTATCTTTTATGTGAGATCTACAAGACAGGGTATTACTTACAGGTTGACGATGATTTTGAATATATCATCTCGGATGACCTGAACATGGATGGCAACAAGGTGAAGCAGGTCTTGAACTTCTTGCTGGAACGGTCACTGTTTGACGATACACTTTTCCAGTCGGACAAGGTCTTGACCTCTGCCGGAATACAGAGGCGTTATCAGGCGATGGTGAAAGCCAGAGCCACGAAAACGCCGATCACAGCCGAGAGGTTCTGGCTTCTTTCGGAAGAAGAGACCGAAACCTTTATTAAAGTGAACCCTTCTTTAAATTCTTCTGAGAAAAAAAGCGATTTTTCCGAGAAAAAAGAGGATAATTCCGAGAAAAATAACACAAAAGGAAAGGAAAAGAAAAAAGAATATATAGATATAGATACGGCTCCGCCGGATTCCTATTTTTCTGATGATTCCCTGAACAAAGCCTTCCTGCTGTTCCTGAAGACCAGGAGAGAGGAAGGTGCAAGGATCACAGAAGAACAGGTGAAGCTGTTGAAAGAGGATCTTAAGGATTTGTCAACGGATCCGAGGGAGATGGAGGCGATTGTCAGAAAAGCGACTGTAAGCGGCTGGAAGAGCTTCTATCCAATCAAGAAGCAGCCAGAAGCCAAGAAGAAGGAAAAGAAAACCGTAAAGAATACATTCAATGCATTTCCGCAAAGAGACTATGATTTCGATGCACTGGAAAGAACATTGAACGAGTAAGGAGGCAATATGGGACAGCTGAAGATTTTTGAAAATGAAGAATTTGGGCAGATCAGAACCGTGATGAGAGATGGGGAAGTCTGGTTTGTGGGGAAAGATGTGGCTGAGATTCTTGGATATGTAGACCCAAATAAAGCAATTGCTATGCATGTTGATGAAGAAGATAAACTCAACGACAAAATGGCGTCGAGTTTAGGACAGAGAGGTGGCTGGCTGATTAACGAATCGGGTCTTTATGGTCTGATTTTATCCAGCAAACTCCCATCTGCAAGAAAATTCAAACACTGGGTGACATCAGAAGTGCTGCCAGCGATCCGCAAAACCGGAATCTATGACATGGACGAATATTCGCCAGAGATGAAAGCGATCCTGATGCATGATAAGAAGCTGGTGAAGATTGACAACCGTGTGACAGATCTGGAGAATCACATGACCATTGACTACGGCCAGCAGACAGTTCATGGCGATGAGGTCAACAAGGCGGTTCTGGACGCACTGGGCGGCAAATACAGCAACGCCTACAACGAGATCGGCAAGAAAGTATTCGCGGAGTGTAACCGTGACCTGAAACACTATTTCCACATCAACGCCAGAAACAACGTGCCAAAACGACGTTTCGAAGAAGCTGTGCAGTACATTCAGAGATGGACGCCCTGCACGAATACACAGATCCAGATCCGTGACTGCAATGCACAGGTGTGTATGCCATGAAAATAGTAGAAAAACCAGTTCAGATATTGGAATTGTTTGGCGGAATCGGAAGTCCGCGATGTGCACTCCGCAACCTCGGTATTCCGACGAAAGCAATTGACTATGTGGAAATCAACGAAAAGGCGGTACGTTCATACAATTCAATGTTCCGTGAGGAATTGGCATATAAAACACAGAGTGTTGTTGGATGGAATTTGAAGCCAGATATCCTAATCCACGGAAGTCCATGCCAGGACATGAGCATTGCTGGACACCAGGGAAAAGCAAGAGCGTCAGACGGAAGAATAAACCGTGGAAAAGGAGCAAAGCAGGGCAGCGGAACAAGATCAAGCCTGATGTGGGAAACAATACATATCATTGAACAGATGGGAAAATGGAAACCCAGATATGTAATATGGGAAAATGTCAAAAATGTCACATCGAAACATATGATTGAAAATTTCGTTAAATATCAGAAGGAGATGGAGCGATTAGGATACACGAACAGCTATGATGTTCTGGATGCGAGAGAATTTGGACTGCCACAGGCACGTGAGAGAGTATTCACAATCAGCGGCCTGAATGGTGAAAAGTTCGATTTTGACAGCCTGATCCGGACACCAATGCGAAGTATTAATGATTTTTTGGAAGATAACGAAAAGGTTTCAAATGTATATGATGTAACACAGCCGTCTATTCTTTCCTGTATCGGAGAGAAAAGTATTCGGAGAGCAACAGTCATTAAAGATTATGCATATACCATAACAACCAGGCAGGACCGCACACCAGCACAGGTAATTGACTGTGGAAACGGAAGATACAGGTATCTAACGGAGCGTGAATGCTGGCGGTTAATGGGGTATACAGATGCAGATTTTGAGGCAGCCAAAGCAGTACACAGACGCAGGGGGAGATATTATACGGCACTATATGCACAAGCAGGAAACAGTATTGCGGTTCCGATATTTGAAAGCATATTCAGAAAAATTATTCTGAATGAAAGTGGTACAAAAGAGGCACAGAAACCGATACCGGGACAGAGAACGATATTTGATTATCTGGAGGATGAAGAATGAATAAAGTAATTTTAATGGGACGGTTGACCAGAGACCCGGAGATGCGTAATTCTAACGGAGAGAGCAACACGGCAATTGTACGCTATACGCTGGCAGTTGACAGACGCTACAAGCGTGAAGGCGAAGCGGGTGCTGATTTTATCAGCTGTGTGGCGTTTGGCCGCAGTGCAGAGTTTGCAGAGAAGTATTTCCATCAGGGACTGAAAGTGGTCGTAACCGGCCGCATCCAGACCGGGAGCTATACCAACCGAGATGGCAACAAGGTCTATACAATAGACGTGGTGGTTGAGGATCAGGAATTTGCGGAAAGCAAAGCGGCGGCACAGAGAAACCGGGAAGAGAGCAGCCAGGAACGACCGGAGCCGATGCCGGTAGATGAGAACGGGTTTATGACACTTCCGGAAGATTTGGACGAAGAGCTGCCATTCGCATGACCGGTCAAAAGCGGTATTTCTGGCTGGCAGTAACCGCAGATGAGTATGAGCTTCCGCTGGCCGTTGAGGATACGGCAGCGGCATTAGCAAGGCGGCTGGGAGTCAGTGAGAATACCGTCAGAACAGTGGAATACCGCGGAAAAAATGAAAGGTACAGAAGAACGAAAAAAGGACCGATGCCGGGCTTTGGAACCCGGTACAAGGTCCGGAAAGTAGAGGTGGATGGATAACATGGCAATATACCATAAAACGTTGCAGTATCACGAAGGTGAGAAACAGCCAGGGCTTCCAGTGCTGAAAAATAATGAACAGCGGAGAGCGTGGCTCAGAAAATACAAAGAATGGGGATTGTGGTACGAAGACGAGAATATTGGATGTAAATATTACAAGTACGATTTTGACAACGGGGCAAGATTGATCGCGGAAACATATATCATTCCGGGCAATGAACTCATTCCGGAAAGAGAAAACTGTTATTTCCATCTGGTAGGAGGTCCGGAGGCTGAAAAGAAAAATGGAGTTCCTAAGTGGAATGTAAGAGAAGCTTACAGCAAATATCCCAACAGTGAAATGGAACTGGCAGAATTTTTGAAATCATTACAGAAGGGGAAATAAAAAATGAATTACGACAGAACGTGTGACACATGCAGATACCATAGCGAGGATGGGGTATGCAGATGTACAAGAAGCGAAGAATTCAGTGATGTAACAACAGAAACACATTGCTGTGACTGCTACCAGGCAAGAATGGAATATGACTGGAGAATGTCGGTGCTGGACAGGTTCATGAGAGGAGCGGGAAGATGAGATATGTGAGATTTATGAGCATTGAAGAACTGGGCAAGTATTTGAGAGGAGAAAAGCTGAAAAATCATACCGTCTGGAAAGATAGAGGAGATAAGACGGACTCTGTGGGATTCTGCTTCTTTGACGATTCCGAATCCCCAGAGGAACGTTTGGAATATTATTCCAGAGGAATAACTTGCACTACAGATGTATGGGCGGTATTTGAGCAGATCGACGGGGAGCCGCTGAAAAAGTGTACAGGAATATACAGAGATCCTGAAAAGGACAATGCAAGTATTGAACAGAAGATGTTGGAAGCACTTACAGCTGCTTTGTGCGGAAAATTCCCGGATATCCCAACAATGGAGGTAACTGAGTACAGTACAACGGAATACAGCCAGGAGACGCTGAAACTGGTGGAGGTTGGTCGAGAGGGACGCTATGGTATCTACTGGCTGTCACAGGCGGAAATGGAAGAATTATTGCTTAAGAAACCGCAGGCACAGGATTGGAGTGATGTGTGCGATGAAAGCAGCTGAGAAGAACGCCAAACGGCGGGCACATTATAACCATCTGGAGCGTGCAGTGGATGCTGAGGCGGCTAAACGGTTCCAGGAGCAGACGGCTTTATGAACATATCGGACGGAATCGAAGAAGAGCTTCCGTTCGATTAGGAGATAACGATGGAAGACAGATGCGTGATGTGTGGCGAAATCATACCGGAGGGAAGAATGGTGTGTCCGGTATGCGAAGAAAGAGTATTGACCAAAAAAGGAGAACAGACAATGAAAGCAAGAACAATCAGAGAAACAGAGTACACATGGGAGCAGATCGAGGAGATCCTGGCAGCAGGTAAGGCAAGAGAAACATTCGGAGAAGATGGACAGATCACAGTCCAGGTCGAAGGAATTGGAACGGCCCTGTTGAATATTCTGGACTACGACAAGGACAAGGCTGCGGATCCAGACATGCGAACGATGACATTACAGTTCGCAGATCTTCCGTTCGATGAAATACCGTTCGATGAAAACGGCTGCAACAAATGGGAGAAGTCCAGCATTCGCAGAAACATGAACAGCATCGCATTCAAGGAGAGATTCGAGGAAGGGTTTAGAAGACTCCTGGTTCCTGTGCTGAAGGAGAATGGAGACAGAGAGGCAACACTGGACACATTTTTCCTTCTGTCCGTGGAAGAAATGAAGGACAAAGAAAAGAAGTATCAGCGGTTCAGATCAGAACGCGACTGCGTGAAAGTCAATCCGGAGCAGGAGACAGAGTGGCGCTGGACAAGATCTGCGTACAGAGGCACCGCGAGCCTTACGTGGTATGTGTCCGCGTCCGGCTACGTCGGCCACGACTTCTACGCAGCGTACAGATATCGCTTCGCCCCGGCTTGCGTCATCGGAGCGAAAGCAATCAAATAATCAGTGCCCGTCACGCAGGGCACAGGAGATCGAAAGGGGCGGGAAGATGAGCGATGAAAGCAGAACACCGAAGAAACCGCAGGCTGTACTGAGCGTGTTTGGTGGAACAGCCTACGAGTGCCGAAACTGCGGCGATGAGGTGCAAAAGTATCTGCCGTATTGCCCGTGGTGCGGACAAATGCAAGATTGGAGTGATGTGGATGAATCATGAAGGATACCGTGATCCGACAGCAGACAGAGCCGTGCGAAAGGCGGATAAGATGCCGAAGCACATCAGAAAGATATTTGATGCGTTGAATACGGTTGTGAGTGTGCAGGGGATCAAAGTGACGGAAATCACTGACAAGCACACCGGAAGGAAGTGGAAACTGTGATACATACGAGGGGAGGCGATGCCGGTGGAGATCAGAAAGCGAGATATGAAGCTGAGCGATCATAATATCTCAAGAGACAAATACAATGAGCTGAAATACTTCTGTTTGCAATACTGGCAGAAAAAGCAGGAGATTGACAGGAACTATGGCATAGACGGTTTCAGTCAGGACGGGATGCCGAGAGGAACGTCGAGCAGCAACCCAACGGAGAAAAAGGCGTTGCGGATCGCACAGCTGAAGCGTGACACGGAGCTGATTGAGCAGACGGCGATGGAAGCGGATGCAGAAATACACCCGTGGATTTTGAAAAATGTGACGTCTGGTGTGCCGTATGAATACATGGATGTGCCTATGGGGAGAAAGAAATTTTATGAGGCAAGAAGGTACTTTTTTTTCCTTCTGGCACAAAAAAGATAAAATTTTTAAAAAGTGGATAACTAAGAGGGGGTACTTTCGTGATTTAATGGTATCATCGGTTGGTTGAAAAACTGATGCTGACATGGTTGTTACATTTACCTCTGTATTGTATATTTTAACAGCTGCTGGGTCTCAACAGCCTGGCAGCATCGGAACATAGCTCAGCGGCGAGAGCAGTATCATGAGTAGACAAGGGCGAAGGTTCGAGTCCTTCTGTTCCGATTTCCCTAATGGGGACATATAAGAATCCTTTCTCAAAAGAATAATACTTTTCCGCAAAAAGACATCTGGCAGTGCTGGGTGTCTTTTTGTGTACTCAAAAATAACAACAGAACAAAGGAAGGTGAGGTGATTGGCAAACAATGAAAACTTAGTGCCTTTTGACAAACGAAGCGAGAGCGAAGTGAGAGAATACGCCAGAAAAGGCGGCCAGGCATCTGGAAGGACAAGGCGGCGAAAAGCAGAGTTCCGGAAGACGTTGAACGCCCTGCTGACAGCGGAAATTGACAACCCGGAGTGGAAACCGTTCCTGGAGTCGATCGGCCTGGACTGTACACTTGAATCTGCGATGCTGGCGGCTCAGATCCGGGAAGCGATGCAGGGCAACACCAAAGCCGCTTACTTCGTGGCTCAGTATGCAGGGCAGAACGGGGCGGCAGAGGAGGACATCCGCAACAAGGAAGCAGATACAGAGCTTAAGAAAGCGAGGAAACAGGCAGTCACAGGTGAGAATGAGACGGACGAGGCACTTGAGAAGCTGGATGCGATACTGAAGGAGGTGCGTGACAATGCAGTTGAGCAAAATGCAGAATGAATACATCGTGAACGCAACGCACCGCTGGAACATTAAATCCGGGGCAGTACGTTCCGGGAAGTCTTTTGTAGATACGGCTTTCGTCATTCCCTTCCGGATCCGTGAGAGGGCGGGAAAACCGGGGCTGAATGTGATCCTTGGCGTGTCGAAGGAATCCATCGAGCGAAACGTGCTCCAGCCGATGCGTGAGATCTATACCGATAAGCTGGTCGGCAACATCAACAACCGCAACATTGCAAGGGTATGCGGTGAGGATGTCTACTGCCTGGGGGCGGAGAAGGTCAGCCAGGTTGCCAAGATCCAGGGTGCGAGCATCAAATACTGCTACGGGGATGAGATCGCCAAGTGGAACAAAGAAGTGTTCCAGATGCTCAAATCACGACTCGATAAGCCTTACAGCTGCTTTGACGGGTCATGCAACCCGGAGCATCCTACCCACTGGCTGAAAGAGTTCCTGGACACGCCGGAGCTTGATATCTACCTGCAAAAGTACACGATTTTTGACAACCCGTACCTGGATCCGGCTTTTGTGGAACAGCTCTGCAGGGAATACGATGGCACGATCTACTACGACCGCCTGATCTTAGGACTCTGGAAGCGTGCGGACGGTTCGATCTACAAGAAGTTTGCAGACCACCCGGAAGCGTTCCGGTGCAGGATCGTAGAACGTCCCGGAAGCAGCCCGGACTGCAAGGAGTTCCGGAAGCAGGACCTTGTATCCATCGAGGTCGGTCTGGACTTCGGCGGCAACAAGTCCGGCCATGCGTTCGTGGCAAGAGGGTACACGGACAATTACCGGGATGTGATCGCCCTGAAATCCCGCCGGGTCATGGCAAAAGAGAAAGACGACCCGATCGACAGCAACCGTCTGGATCAACTGTTCTGTGATTTCGTGCAGGATGTGATCGACCAGTATGCGGATGTTATAAGACACTGGGATACCATCGAATACTGCAACGTAGAAACGGTCTTCTGGGACAATGCAGAAACCGTGCTGGGTAATTCCATCCGGGACGCAGTCGAGAAGCGTTTCCCGTGGATCAGCGTGAAACCGGCAAAGAAGAAACGTGTAAATGACCGTATCAATGCGACCGTCAGGCTTATGGGAGCCGGGCGGTTTTTTCTTACAGATGACTGCGAGAGCCTGGAAACAGCATTTTCGGATGCGGTTTGGAACAGGGAGAAACAGGATGATGAGCGGCTGGACGATGGCAGCACGGACATAGACAGCCTGGATGCGTTCGAGTACACCATAGAACGCGACCTGAAGGAACTCATCCAGGAGGTGGAGGATGTTTGATTTTGCAAAACGGATATGGAGAGAGGTGAGGAGATTGTTTGATTATACGACACTGAAAACAGCCCTGGGGCGTGAACTGACGCTGTCACAGTCCATGGTCGAAGCCCTGGAAAGCTGGGGCGGCATGATGGACGGGAAGGCACCGTGGTGCGTGGACCCGGTGGTGTCGCTTCGGATTGAGTCCGGTATCTGCCGCGAATTTGCGGATGCGGTGCTGGTTGAGATGGAAAGCTCCATCCTGAACAATGACCGGCTGGATGCGGCTTACCAGAAGGGGCTGTTAGACCTGAATGAGAACCTGCAGGATGGTCTTGGCTTCGGCTCTTTTATCCTGCGGCCGCTGGGGGCAGACAGGACCGAGTTCGTCACAGCTGATAAGTTTGTGCCGGTCCGCTTCGATGATTCCGGGAAACCGGTCGATGTTGCTTTTCTGACCGTTAAGCGGGTGGGGGAATATGACTATTACACGAAAATGGAGCGTCATTACTTCACGAACGGAAACCTGACGATTGAAAACAAGTGCTACCATTCCCTTGACCGGAATTACCTTGGCACACCATGCAGCCTGGATGCGGTGGAAGAATGGGCGGACATCAACCCGGGACCAGTGACCTATCCAGGAATGGACCGCATGGACTTCGGGTACTACCGCAATCCACTCAAAAACCGGATTGACGGTTCGTTCTGCGGGGTGTCAATCTTCGATGCTGCTGCCGACCTGATCCGCAAGGCAGACATCCAGGCGGCAAGGCTCGACTGGGAGTATGAATCCGGCGAGCGTGCCGTGCATGTGGATGAACGTGCACTGAAACGCGGGAGCAGGGGCGTACGGATGGCACAGCTGGACAAACGCCTGTACCGTGGTCTGAACATCGAGGACGGCAAAGACAAGGAACTGCTGCGGGAATATTCCCCGGCGATGCGGGACGCTTCCTACATTGCCGGCCTTGAGAAGTATTACCGGAACATTGAGTTCACAGTCGGGCTTGCCTACGGTGACCTGTCAGACGTTCAGGAGGTATCCAAGACGGCGACTGAGGTACGTGTCTCGAAAACACGGAAATACAACCGTGTGACAGCGATCCAGGAGAACCTAAAAGAATGCCTGGAGGATTATGCTGCTGCCCTGGCGTTCTATAACAGCATGTACCATTCCGGTTATGAATTTGCCTGCAAGTTCAACGATTCCATCCTGACGGACGAAGACTCCGAACGGCAGCAGGACCGCCAGGACGTTTCTATGGGTGTGATGTCTGCGGTTGAATACCGCATGAAGTGGTACAACGAGGATGAGGCGACAGCCAAGAAGAACCTGCCAGTGCAGAACAACGTGATGGAGTGATGCCATGGCGAGCAAAAAGGAGAAACCGGATAAAGAACGGATGGGGCTGGTTGCGGAGAGGATCTGGCGGGGTGCAGAGCTGCGTATCATGGAGGATGTTGTCCGCAGGATAAAAAAAGCCGGCGAGATCACATCAACGGCAGACTACCAGATCAACCGCCTGATCGAGATGGGCAGATCCCGGGAGGAAGTCGAGCGGATCATCAAAGAATCATTGGATGCGACCTGGCCGGAAATGTTTGAAATGTATGACAAGGTGGCTGAATGGGAATATGTCCGCAACCAGGAAGTCTATGAGCAGATCACGGACGAGTTTATCGCACCTGAGGATAACGAGTGGCTCATACAGCTGACAGAAGCTATAAGGAAACAGACACAGGATACCATGGTGAACCTGTCCCAGAGCTGCGGATTTTCGGTCATGATGGGCGGCAGGCGTGTATTCACACCATTTGCCGAGTACTACCAGAAATACGTGGATACGGCCATACAGGACGTTGTGACAGGTGCCACGGATTACAACTCTGCCGTCCGCAAAGTCGTCACCCAGATGACGAACAGCGGGCTTCGGGTGGTGGATTACGCTTCCGGCCACACCAACCGGGCAGACGTAGCAGCCCGCAGAGCCGTCCTCACAGGCGTGAACCAGATCACGGCACAGATCAGTGAGCACAACGCAGAAAAACTCGGCACAGACCAGTTTGAAGTGTCCTGGCACCCATGTGCGAGGCCGGATCACCAGACATGGCAGGGCAAGGTGTTCAGCAAGGAAGAACTGCGGACGGTCTGCGGATATGGAAGCGTCACAGGGTTGTGCGGTGCCAACTGTAGACATTCCTTTGACCCATTTATCCCTGGCATTTCCGAACGTCTCTATCCGGATGACTGGCTGGAAGAGCAGAACAAAAGGGAAGCCCAGACAAAAGAATGGAACGGTAAGCAGCTCAATGCCTACGAACAGACCCAGCAGCAGAGGAAGATGGAGACCGCCATGCGTGCCCAGCGTCAGAAGATTCGGCTGTTAGAAGAGGCAGGAGCTGACAAGGACGACATCATGCTGGAAAAAGCAAAGTACCAGGGACAGCTGAACGAGTATAAGCAGTTTAGTAAGAAAATGGGACTTGTGGAACAGCGTGAGAGAATCTATCAGGATGGACTGGGAAGAATTGCTCCCGTAAAAACAACTTACAAATTTCAAAATAAAGCAGAGACATCACAGATGTATCGCCCGATACAGCGGAGCCAAGAGAGTATAGACGTAAAAATCAAAGAGGACTTTGAAGTGAAAACGCGAAAAGTACTATCTTATTCGGGCGATGTATATATTTCTGACAATGCAACGATAAAACCAAGAGCGTTGCATCAAATTAACAAAAATACAGAAGAAGCAATAAAACAATGGGGGATTCCATCAGACAGAAAACCTAAAATTGTGATTGTATCACCGGATGAGATGCCAACAGCGTATGGAAAATATGACGCAATTCAAAATACTGTTTTTTATATTCCACAAATTGCAGATAAAAAGATTGTAGAAAATCAAGGTGATATCGAATATCATGAAATGTGGCATATGAAACAAGCTGAAAATTTCAGAAGTCAGAAGGGAAAAATTACTAAAGAAAACCATAGAGAGTACATACAAAGTGCTTGTAAGGATGCGAAGAAGGTAATTGACAAGGCTGGTATAAGCAAGTACAATGTGAATAAAGTAAGCGAATATGCAGAAAGGATGTATCGCTTAGGTCGCTATGATGAAGTTGAGGCAGAGTATATGACTACATATAGGAGAAAAAGACATGGTAATTAGGGAATATCCAGAAGAAATAAGAAAGCTGATGGAAGTGTATGAACCATATGCTAATCGTATCTATGATGGGAAGCTTGAGAATGCTCCAACAAAAGTGATAGAAGCATTTGAAAAAGTAAAAAAGTGGGCATGGGAACAAGGACAGTAGGTACCACCAGTCGAAAGACAGGTGGTATTTTTGTACCCATTTTTAAGGAGGTGAGAAACATAAAAAGCAAAACTTACGAAGAATTTGTCGAAAAATTCAAACCGAAGAAAACGACAGACGACTGCTATACACCGCCGGAAATATACGAAGCCATAAAGGACTGGGTTTGCAAACGTTACAATATCGATCCTGAGAACGTAATCCGCCCATTCTGGCCGGGCGGCGATTACGAAAAAGACGAGTACCCGCCGGGATGTGTGGTGGTGGACAACCCGCCTTTTTCCATCCTGAAAAATATATGTGAATTTTATCTGGAACGGGGCATCCCGTTCTTTTTGTTTGCCCCGTCACTCACAGCATTATCTGGTAAGACCACTTGGAACAGAATGAACCATATTGTGTGCGACTGCACGATCGAATACGAAAACGGTGCAACTGTGAAGACATCGTTTATTACCAGTTTCGAACCGGAAACGGTAGCAGAGACATCACCGGAGCTGACAAAGCTGGTGAATGATACAACAGAAAAGCTGAGGCAGGAAAAGACACGGAAATTGTCAAAGTATGATTATCCGGATCATATCGTTACCGCTGCCATGATGCAGAAAATGGCACGCTACGTCGTGCATTTCAGGGTAAGGCGTGAAGAATGCCAGCATGTGCGAAGCCTGGACGCCCAAAGGGCCATGAAAAAAACGATTTACGGGGCAGGGCTTCTGCTGTCAGACCAGGCGGCAGCCAGGAAGCAGAACGCAGAAAAGCAGGCAGCAGAAAAGCAGGCAGAGGATACCATCTGTTATGAACTTTCAGAACGCGAGAGGGAACTGGTGGAAGAATTAAATAAATCAACACTGTATTAAGAAAGCGAGGATGAAAACATGATTATTACAGGAATGGCACATTTTGAAAGCGTTTGTAAAAAGAAACTGGTTGATTGGTACAACGAGAATGGTTTTGCCGATACACCGGTAACGCCGCCAATTGACTTATCTAACGTATTCGTAGTATGGAGCTGCAAGACTTTACAGAATTACAAATGTCTTGTATCTACTACGGTGAGCGGTGATGGTATCTATGCAGAGTATACATACAACGGTGATAAGCAGGAACTTTACGAAGATGTGTACAAGAAAGTGACAAATACATGCTATACGGAGGAATAAGTGATGAAAAGAAAAATAGCAGCATTGCTGGTAATGATAGCAGTGAGTTGTTTTACAATGACTGGATGCACAGAAGCGGATCAGGTAAGTACAAATATCTCCAAGGAAGCTGATAACTTCAATGTAACGCGAAAACTTACCGTTCTGAATGCACGAACAGATACTATTTTGCTTGAACTGACCGGAACGTTTGCACTGAAAAATAATTCAGACAACGAACTGGAAGTAATTATTGAAACAGCAGAAGGGAAATATCAGAAAGATTATGTATATCTTAATAATTACACCATGTATGTTGTTGAAGATATCTCAGGGGCTGAGGTAGATAAGTATCATTACGAGATTAACTTTCTTCCAGAGTTCGGACTTAAGGTTACACACGATGACTGAACACTACACCGTCACAAAAGACGCGGACAGGCTTGCACCGAACTGGCTGGCGAGCCGGATCAATTACAAGACAATCAAATTATTATACCGGGACAAAGACGGACACGCAGAACTGAAGGGGGTGAAGATTGGCGATGAAGTGGCACAGATCGGCGACACGGTACAGTTCAACGGCAGACGGTTATCCGTAGAAAGGCGGTGATCCAG